ACTTACGTTTTTATAATTAATAACTCATTTTATATGCTGTAAGCGGGCCTGTATCTTCATCATCCCAATTTACAATAGTAAATGTAACAGGACAATGTTCTTGAACATACATCAAATCATTGAAATCAATAACCTTCCAATATTGATATTGTAATGTTCTACCATCAGAACCATTCTTAAATCGCATCTCTTTCTTATCATACCCTTTCATACCAAGCAATAGTTTAATCTTATGCTCGATAGGATGATTAGCATTATCGAATACCATGCTTACTCTCCTTGTTCATAATTTTAATCTTACCATTACTTATATACACAACAGTATTCTTATTGTGCATTTCGACACCTATTATTTTATCAGGTATCTTTTCTTCAAGTTCTTTTAATGTTATCACGACTTCTCCTTGTTAAAAGTATTTTAAAGTTCTCATCCAATACTTTACACCTTCTTCAGTATAATAATATCGAATGCTTTCCCACTCATAATGTATCTGACAATATACAGTCATGCTATCTTTATCTGGCAGTCTATCATACTTGTGTCTGTCATTAAATCTATCAGTAACTATATATGTCTCACCATTATCTTTACAAGCTGTGAAGCACAGCAATATAAACAATATATACTTCAATGTGTAAATATGCTATAAGAATTAGTAGTAACAAGATTCTTAGCTGGATTAACAGAAATCCATTTAATAGTATATATTATTAACTCATCAAACTGAACCCATATAATATCACCATTCTCTACTTGTGAATCAGAATAACCAAACTCGGCACCCTCTACAAATAATTTAAGACAATTACCATTTGAACTAATAAAAGTTGCTTTCGGCATACTTCCTCCTTGATTGTTGTTAAATAAAAAATTATGCAAGAGCTTGTGCTTACACCTAGCATTCATTTATCAGAGTTATCGAACGCTCTCTGTTGTGATATAGGTTGGTATTCATCCGAGTTCTAGAAACTCACACTTGTAGATTTTAGGTTATGGTCTACGTTACTCTTGCAATATAAAGTGAATGCCCAAGTGATACAAAAAGATGTATATATAATAGTAAGAATATACTCTATATGACACACTCTCTGACACACTCGGACAAACATATAATATAATGTAATAGTAATAAAAAGGGGAAATTAATCCCCTAATTATTAGTAGTTGGATATGTCTTCAGTATCCATATCCGTCTTAAGTCTGATTGGTTTAACTTCTTCTTCATGTATTAATGACCTACCTGTCGCTTCAACGCACATATCATTAATAGCTCTACATCTAGCATTATGATTCATTTGATGGTCTCTGATACTAGGAACAGGTATACCAAATGTTTTATTCCAACCTCGCTTGTTAGTTGAAGTCATAATTTTACTTGCTACTTCTTTCTGCGATGTTACTAGCAAGTCTTTATAGTATTCGTACAATTCATTCGTACTCATGATTATTCTCCTTTACTTATTAATCAAATAAAATACAAATCAAAAATAACGTAAATTCTATTTACGAAATCCCCCGTATAGGGGGTATACTATGGGAAAAAGGTTACATTTCAAAATCCTACAATTTTTTTTGTAAACAACTTGGGTAAACTACTTGATTTGTACTTGACTTATAACTTAGATTCTGGGCGGTGGTTGGGTTAAGGAATATAAATATGTGTAGTAGAGAAAATAAAAATGGCTGAATTATACAAAGGATTATCTCGATTAAGTTTAGAAGAGCAAGAAGCCATATTAGATACTATATCTCAATCATATTTTCCAATACAGATTAATGATAAAGTATTTATGATTCCAGAAGAAGTAAATGACTTAATAGATAGATTAGTTACTAGATTAGAAAAAAATGGACATCAAGTAAATATAGGAGACATTCTTGGAGAAGCAGACAATTAAGGGAGTACCTCACTATGTATATGATACATATGAGGAGTTTAAAGAAAATTGTCCAAGTGAAGAAGTCCATGATGATTGGAGGACTGGCAATGAGGGAGATTGGGTATGGTCAGATGATGGTAGGATTGTACAATTACTTAAAGTGAGTAAAAGTGTAAATCACCCAGGCGACAGAAAAAACTATAAGTATGCAAATGGATGGGTAAGGACTGTTGTAGGTAGTTTCTTAAATAGGCATACAGTTAAGATGGATACAGATTTCTCTCAACATCCAAATCGTTATACATTTAGTAAAACAATTAAAGATACAAATAAACGAGTTAAGGAAAGAACAAAGGTAACAAACAAAGAAAAGATGTTTGCTACAAATATTGTTGTAGGCATGGGAGCTGTAAAAGCATATAAAAAAGCATACAATGAAATGTCAGATAACAAAGCTGGTAAGAAAGCAGCTGTATTATTAAAGCAGGAAAGAGTTATGAAAGAAATAGAAAAGTCAGTATTAGATGTCGCAAAAGGATTAGGAATAGACCACGAATACATTTTAAATAAATTAAAACACCTAGCAGATTATAGTGAAGATGATAACATCATATTGCAATCTACAAAAGAATTAGGTAAAATTGTTGGAACATCAGGTAGCAATGTAAAACAAATAGAAACTGGTATAGTAGGAATGTTTCAAGGATTTGGAAATGAAGACTTACAAATAGCAGAAAGAAAAAAAGAATTACCTAAAGAGATAAAACAAGATGGAACTTAGAAAAGATGATAGTGGAAACATTATAGCATGCCCTAAATGCGGCTCAAGAAGAATAAGAAAAGATGGGTGGTCGTATTGGAAAACAAAAAAAAGACAAAGATGGTATTGTCAAGCATGCTCAAAGAAAACACTAAAACCAGTTGTTGTAGAAAAATCACCATTTGAAGTAGAAGAGATAGAAGAAATAGAACACTTACCTATTGAAGAAATAATTGAACATCGTAAAAAACAATACTCACAAAAATTAAAAGCAAAGAAATCAAAAAAATTAATAAACATAAAAATAAAAATAAACGGGCCTATTGGAATACTTCATTTCGGAGACCCCCATGTTGATGATGACGGAACAGATTTAGCTGAAATATATAGTCTTTGTAATCTTGTAAATAATACAGATGGATTATTTGGGGGTAACTTAGGAGATATACAAAACAATTGGATAGGGAGACTCCAAGCACTATATGGACAACAATCTACTTCTGCAAAAGAATCATGGAGACTTACAGAGCATTTTGTTAATCAAGTAGAATGGTTGTATCTAGTAGCAGGAAATCATGATGTATGGAGTGGTGATGGAGACCCATTAGAATTTATTATGAGAGAACACAGTGGCGTATATGAACAATGGGGAGCAAGACTTAATTTAATTTTTCCAAGTGGAAAAGAAATAAGAGTAAATGCAAGGCACACCTTTAAAGGAAATAGTATGTGGAATACAGCTCATGGTGTAGCAAAGGCAGCTCAGATGGGATGGAAAGACCACATCTTAACTTGTGGACATACTCATGTGTCAGGTTATCAAGTATTAAAAGACCCAGCTAGTGGAATTATAAGTCATGCATTACAAGTAGCATCATTTAAAATAATGGATAGTTACGCAGACAAACTTGGATTAGATGATAAAAATATATTTAATGCTCCAGTTACTATAATAGACCCTAAATATGATGATGATGATAATAGATTAATAACTACTATATTTAATGCATATGAAGGTGCAGAATATTTAAAATACAAAAGAAGAAAATGGAAGAAGTAATTTTAATACCAAATTTATCTTATTGGGGTTTAGCAAATAAAGGCCCGAACCAACATTCGCATCACCAAAAAGGTCGTAAGTCTCAAAGTTATAAACAATGGAAGTTTATTATAGATGGCAAATATAAATACACAGAATGTAAGCGAAGCTGAAGAAGCTCTAAAACTTGCGTACACAGATTTAATTGCATTTGGTAAATTATTTTTACCTGACGATTTTTTACGAAGCGAAACACCATTCTTTCATTATGAAGTTGCAGATGCAATTGATGACAAGGATAACAAACAAACTGCCATTATTATTCCTAGAGGTCATGGTAAGACCGTATTAACAAAAGCATCTATGTTAAAAGATTTT